ATGATACTTTCAAAACCCTCCCTTTATGAAAATTATGCGCTATTACTAATCAGTCTTTTATTCGAACATGAGTACCCTGACGTGAACACAACAAATGACCTTAGATTAACTGATATTTCTCCTGATTTTTGGTACCCGATTGCCTGGTCGAAAGACCTCAAACGCGGCAAAACAATTGGTCGGTATTTTGGTAAGCACCCTATTGCACTCATTCGCCCTAAAAAAGGCCGTGTTTTCGCCCTAGAAGATCGTTGTGCACACCGACAAGTCCCACTCAGCAAAGGGGTCGTTGAAGGTGATAGTATTAAATGTTGCTACCATGGTTGGGCTTATGGACGTGCAGGCCAGTGCGTTGATATTCCTTACCTCGGGAAAGACGCCAACAAAGAAAGAATACCTAACTGCGTAAAAAGCTATCCATGCCGTGAAACGGGTGGCATGATTTTTATCTTCCCTGGGGAACCCGAAAAAGCCGACAGCGCCGCGTTCCCACGCCTTGCGCAGGTTTATAACCCAGCCTTTAAAACACGGCGCTTTAACCCATCTGTAAGATGCCATTATACCTTCATGCATGAAAACCTGATGGATATGAACCATCAGTTCCTACACCGTCGACAAATGGGACAAATCAAAGCCCGTTATCTAGGTGGGGATAATGGCGATAATTTTGTTGAGGCACGTTACAGCTTTGCTCGGACAGGAAACCAACAACCCCTCGCAGAGCGTCTCATCTTCGGTAAACATAAATACGACCCTAACAAGGTACAGCCAGTCGAAGAAGTCGTTACAATCCGCACTACCTACCCCTATCAAAGTCTCCACATTCACGACAAAGATGGAGACCTTATCATGGAGCTCTTTGCGGCCTACGTGCCAGACAGCCCAGAGGGGAAAAGCTGCCAGACCTTTGGCCTCTTATCTGTATTACGCCCCAAAACACCCTTCCTCATCGATATTATTTGGCCAGCACTCGGCGTTTTCACCAACCGCATCTTCCATGAGGACAAGGAAATTGTTGAAATGGAACAGAAAGCTTGGGAAGAACTGGGAGGAGATCATAATGTCGAAGTCTTCCCTATCGTCAAAAAATTACGTGAGTTACTACTCCGTCACGGCGTCCCGCATGAAGCGTAATTGTTGAATATAGCTGGATAAAAGCCTTCTTCTTTTTAGGGCCATATATAGGGCCCTAAAAAGGGGGAAAGCATGAGAACAGATAATCGACAAAAGTAATAATAAACAAACACCCCAACTACCCGAACAACTACATACAACTTCCCCATGATGAAGAAATCCCATACTTCATATAAGAAATGTTTTCTATATAATTTGGATATATTTCTTATGCTATTTAAGTAAAATCGTTATATCGTAAATCAAAAGAACGCATCATAGGAGAATTTTCAGCAATGTATGAACCTTATGTTAGAATGAGCCTTCCTTCTGCGCGTTATCGCGAGTTATTGGGGACAGCCATTTATGTCTTTAATTCCAACAACTCCTTTATTATTGAACTCCTACTTAAAAATGAAAAAAGCATAAACAACTGGCACTCTTTGATAGATAAAAACACTATTACCATAGTAAAAAAAGCAAAAGAAACTTTCCAATCAAGAGAATATATAACAAATCTCTTTGTAGAAATAATCTCTATAAGAAATAGAATCATTCACAGTTTCGGAATAACCGCACCTTACGATATATTAGGGGATAATCAGGTTCTTTCAACTAAGTATAAAGATGGGAGACAACAAATTATAGACGAGAATTTCCTTTTAGATTTTATAAAAAAGAACGAAGCTCTTTCAGATCTGCTACATGACCTTAGAGGGCACTGAAACGCCTTACTGATGCGTGCCATTCGGGCTCCATACTGAGACTTAGGAAGGCGCATAGGTGGTGGATTGTTCTCAATAAAAGGAACTCCCTTCTCAAGCCACTCTGCCACATCGAAGGGGATGGTGACTTTCCCTCTCACCCACTGTCTGACCGTCGCTTCTGCTCTATCAACAATACGAGCAAAACCACGCTGGGACCAACTCATGAGCAAGAGGCACTCACGGAAGCGCTCCGGTGTCATTTGTCTCTCTCCAATGTCAATTTCTCAAAGAGACTGTGCAGAAATTTGCCAGCAAGTCCTAAAGACTCGCGTGAAAAAGCGGGATAAGATGGATAATAGAAGAATTTCATTTTGCAGAATATTTATGCAAAAACAGCTATTTTCTGGGGATTTTATCCGGTCGGGGTGGTGGGCGCAACAGGGATTGAACCTGTGACCCCTACCATGTCAAGGTAGAGGACGACCGCCCACAATCTGCGTTCTTCTGACATTTCACAGAATTACTTTCCTTTCCCGTGTCAATTTCGTGTCAGAAAATCCCCACCTAAAAAGCTCCTAATTTCGTCAGCATAAACTGGCGGAATAAGCTTTGAGTAATGTTCAACCATCTTCAGCGTCTTCCATCCTCCCATTTCTCTGAGCAAAATAGGATCACGATATAAGCAATAGTTCCATGTGGCCCATGTATGCCTCATAATATGAGGTGTTATATCTGGCACAAACTGTTCTCTCGGGGAAAGCTCTCCTTTGGGAGACCACTTTCTATACTGTCCTGAGAAACCAGCCCGCCGACAAGCGCCAGCCCATCCGCGTTTAAACTGTCCTCCGCTTGTGCGCCCATTATCATGATAGCCATCTGCCTTAGTTCTACGATAAGTAGAACGGAAAACGCGCCCTTCTCGATGTGGTAGTTGCTGCAAGGTCTTAATAACAATAGGAGGCAGATCAAGCCGCCGTTTATTTTGCTGCTTCTGCCAGATTGTCGCTTGTTTACCGTATAAATCAACCTCCTTCCATTCAAGCTCAAGAGCCTCGGATACGCGAGCTCCTGTGCCCAACAAAAAAATAAACAAAGGCTTTAAATGATCCGCCGCTTCCTCAATTAAACGAATAGCTTCTTTTGGATATAAGAACTTTACCGGCTGTGTTTGCACTTTTACCGGCGCAAATAGAGGTGGGTCACACCATCCTCTATGCGCCGCAAAACGCATCACAGCACATACAGGCGTATTGACCGCCCGCTTTTTGGTTGCTTGTGATGAATGAATGCCTTTTTTTAAGATTACTTTATAGGCCTCATCCAATTTTTCCTGGTTAATATCTATTAGACGCGTATCATGAAAGAAATCCAGCAACCTTCTGAGATACGCCTTCGTTCCTTCTCCTCTAGGTTCAGCCTCCAAATAAGCAAGAACAGCATGGGAGAATGTAACTACCGACTTTGCGCCATAGATGCTTTCCTGCCAGGCTTGGCTTTCTCTCTTTGCACGATATTCTTCTGCTCTTTTTTTGCTAGAAGTCCCCGTGCTTTCGCGTATGCGCCGTCCGTTGACCGTACCGATGATATGCCAGAACGTTGAGTCCGGGCGTTTGATGAGCTTGAGGGGCATGATGATAGGCTCTGCTTTAATGTTTGATATTGTTCTTCCGTAAAGATGTATTTTTTCCCCCATCTCCCATGCGTTGACTTCCCCTCGAATGAAGGGAAATCTCTCATGTGATGAATGAGGCGAGTGCGACCGACACGGCCTTGGAACCTCTTCAGAACATCGTTCAGCGTCATAATTTCAGCGCCGCCCTGCGAGGCGGCGATATGATTATTCATCACTCTGCCCCCTCGTGCGTTTCGTTGTCTTCTTCAATATGTCTTCTGTTCCAGTTTTGCGCGGAAAACTCCCAGTTCGCCCCGGCCTTATATGGACCTATTGCCTCACAGGAGTTGCAAAAAATATGAAGACCTTCATTTTCGAGGTCGTTTGACCCACAAAATGGACATGGCTTTAGGAGGTTACTCATGGGCTCTTTCCCCGCTTTAACTCCCTGATAGCCAGGACTAACAAGGTTCCGTAAAAGAAAACCCACACGGTCCAGACCCCAACCCATCCTTTTAAATTAAGCACCAGCATCGAAACCGAAATCATGAAAAACCATAGGGTTATCCCAAAGATTTTTTCATTTTTCGTTTCAATGCGGCGTTTGTTCCAACGAGATATAGCCTTAATTCCGTCCTCGTTACTCTTCCCTTCATCTGAGATTGGACCGTTCGCATGACAGTTCACACACTCAACCGCTAACCGTTTGTCGTATGTGTGGGAGCTTGTGAGGACAAGAGCAACATGGCCCGACGCGCAGAATGGGCAGCGTTTTAAGTCATGGTAGATCATGCTGCCTCTCCCCACCTATCCTGCTTCTGCAATGTAGCTAGGTAGTTCATTTTGAGGACGTGAAACGTCACAAGTTCTTTCTTGAGTGCTTCAATAAAAGCTTCGTCTCGTGTGATGCGCTCTCTATAAGGATGGAACCCAGGGCAGTAAGAATAACGGTCGCACCATTGGCGCCCTGTGACGAGAAGTTGACCTTGCACCTGTGCAAAATAATCATCTCCAAACCCTTTAATGATATAAAGAGCGTGTTTTTCAGGCCGCGGACATTTAATTTCGAGAAGCCCCTCTTCTCCGACAAACCTGTCAGGACTTGCGCCGTAAGTTCCTTCATCGTCCGTGATAAAGCCAACAGAAGTCACTGTTTCTGCCGTCTCGAATTCGTACGCCATTGCCGCGTTTGTCTCTAATTCAATACCGCGCTGCACGTCCATATTCTGGCTTAAATCGCGCTCTAAAGAGATACCTAGTATAATTTCAACCGCTAATTTTGCCGCAAAAGCAGGCACTGAAGCAGAAGGCTTACATGTCTTAGGTGTGATGATCTTATTAAATTCAGATGCTGTCGGGATGCCCGCACGAAGGGAAAGCCATTCATCCGATCCTTGCTCTACATTGTAAATTTTCATGGCTTAATACCTCTTTTAGACATATTTTTCTCTAAGTAATCCATCACCCTTTTGAAGTAGTTTGCAGGGATATCATCTAAAGCTTCCACTCCGACATAAGACAATATTTGCCCCGGCCCCGTTTCTAATTTTTGCAGGGCGTTAACAATGGCATTCTTTTGTTGCGGAGTGATAACTTCCTTGTTCTGCGGACGAACCGTAGAAACGCCGTCCTTGTCTTCGTCTGTACGAACGATATTAAGCAGCATTTCAGTGCAATAACGCTTTGCATATGAAATGGTAGAGCCAACTGCTTGAATAGCATTGCGCCCTTGCCCCGCATCTGGTGGCAAATCCATTTCAGCCGTCTGATACTGTCCATTCTTATGCGTTATGATGCCGATTATTGTCTTTACCCCACCTTCAGAAGCCCGGCTTGTAAACGAAAGGCGTAAGTTATGCTTCCGCAATATGGGACGTATGGCCTTATCCATGTCTTCCCAACGAGCAAAGCTATACCCCCCTTTCCCTCCTAAGCTTACTTTCCCGTTTTTCTGTATCTGAGGGATCTCGCCAGAGGCGTCACTCATGGCGGTATTAAACTCCATGATATCTTGCCGCTCTTGAATTTTCTGTTGCATCTCAAGCAACGACTGCATTTTCCCAATGTCACATTGTGGGTTTGTCGCTGCCCGCGAAATGATCTCTAAAAGTGACGCAGGCCCATTCTGCTCTGCATTAGAGGCCGCAGGCATTTTTTTATCTGCTATTGCTATGTCACTCATGGCCGCCCTCCCAAACTGCGAGGCGTTCCCATGATGTGTATGTTAGCAATCATGGCGCGTCTAAAAGCCAGCACGGCACCTTCTTTGTTGCCAGATTTGAGGCACTGCATACCGCTATCGCGTGCCTCTTTACGCTCTTCTACGGGGCTCTTTTCGCTGATTTTGAATACAGCTTCCCCGTTCATGTGTTCGCACATGCTGAAAAATCCTTCGTTTATTTGGGGGTTATTTATTTAAAGTGACGTAAAGACAGTCTGTTCCTTGCAAAGAACCTGCTAAAGAGCGTTCTGACGCTCTTTCAATAATTCCCTGCAATGGCTCAATTATTGAGATATACTTCTCTGATACTTTCTCAGATACTAACGAGTACCTTAATTCGTCGATCTTTATATCAAACAACTTTAATAAGTGTTTTTCCTCTTCTTCACTCACAACAAGAAGACGTTTTTCTAATCTCTGCAAAATATACATTGCAGATTTTATCTTCTCTTTAAGTTGAAAGACTAAATCAACTGGCCATCTTTCCCCTTTAAACTCATTAATCTTCTTCATTCGCGTATATTCAAACGAAACATAGTCGTTCATGAGATCAAGGCTAAAAGATAATTCCGAGACAGAAACTACATAGGGTTTCTGCTCATTTTCATTCAGTAAAATAGCCGTCATCACACCGCCGCCCTGTCTTCGTATGCCATCTTACGGCGGACATCATTAGCCTGATGGATGGCGTCTTCCTTGTCGTGTTGTTCTGGTTCTTCTTCAGGACCGAACAGCGCGTGGAAATTACTCATGCCGTCCTTGGGGTCAGTGGCGGCTACGGCTGCCCCGCAATCAGTAGCGGCCTGATAAAGAGCATCTGCTTCTACCTCATCTTTAGAAGCGTAACTTTTCGCGTAGAGCTTCTTCTCGAGAGAGATTAAGTCAGCATGCGTCTTCATTATTGCTTTATAGGCATTATGAAAATCATCGCTATCAGGCTTCGCCCTTGTGAGAGTAAGGCCCGTTTTGCTGCCCTCTTGTTCAGTGAAACCTTTCAAAGCAGGAGCGACTTTTTCGTCAATCGTACCTGCAAAATCACCAAGCGCAAATCTGAGGTCTGTTGTTGCGTCTGATACACCGAACGATTGCAACCACTCTAAGTTACGAGGCAACGCGTCAAGAATATCCTTCAGACGCAGGCCGTAATCCTGGATTACTCTGAATACATCAATCTGCTTATCTAGCTTATTACTATCTGGGTGCGTGCCCAGGATCATCTGCCCCAGCTCGCGCTCTTTTTGCTCTTGCAATAGGTTGTGCATCTACCCTCTCCCTGCACCCTTGTGCGGGTGCGTTGTGGTGTATGAGGGTATTTTGCCTATTTGGAAAAATATTGCAACGTTAATTTTGCCTTTATGGCAATTTATTGCATTATATCTTCTCATACAAAAGCATCTACAAAAGGGTAAAACCTTCAACCAGGGGCGTCACAATGAAAAATACAGCATGGGCCGAGCTTTCTCACCTATGGACGGAAACTTCGAAAAATGGCAGCTTCTTTATGGGGCGGTTTAAAGAGCCTATACCCTATCTTAGTAAACGACTCTTTTTACAAATGGGCGGATTCTATAGCGGTAGTGGTTTTATAGAATTCTCAAGTTGTGGCTCGATCAATGGGAGAGCACTGATTCGATCAACTGCCATACATGAGGAACTTCCTGAAGCCCTTCCTGAAACATACGTCCTACTAAAGTTTTCAGGGCCTCAGCAGGAGCGCTTTTAATTGCATTCATCATCTTTGATTTGGCTGTTTTATCCTTAGTCGTTGCCTGCACATAAGCTTCTAACATCTCTTTTAAAGCAGATGATTCTATTTCTATACGCACAGACGTCTCTTTTTTATAAAGACCGCCAGCCTCTTCAAAGTAAGCTATCCCCTTTGGGGTAATACGCGCATCCGCAAAACTCCAATATCCATCTGCACTTTGCAATATATTGGCATATACTAATCCTATATCGTGTAAATACTCAAGATTTGTACACAATACATCAATGTCATATAATTCCGTTATTTCGGGTCCATATACTCTCTTTCCTTGTCTTTCATTTAAGACATTCAGTATTTTTAAATATCTCTCTCTTTTTACAACATATTTATCTTCACTCATTCCACTGTCCCCAACTCAAAAAACTGCCTTCAAGCGCGTCTTAATCAAACCAACAACAAGCCCTTTTACTTGGATATCAGGGGCACCCGCACATTCTGGACAGTCTAAGTCAGGTGCAGGGATGACAAATGGCTGCTGGAAAGATGGGTCTGTACTTTGAGGCCATAGACATATCGATCCATCGTCGCGGACTTGCAGAGCTTTTATAGTTACCTCAAAGCCTGATCCGTATGGGTCGCGCCTGTGCACCGTTACGAAATCACCAGTCTCCGGCGGGCGCCCAAGTTCATAAAAATCTATTACGGACACCATCGAACCAGAGGGGAAGACCTTATTCATGCTCTCACCGCGCACCTCAAGGCCATAGCGCCGCAGAGAAGCCGGGTAGCCATCATCAATAGGAGTTATTACCAAGTATCTTTCTGAAGCCTCCCATTCAAAAGCTTCGGTGAACATGCCTGCTTGCACCGTCCCGATAACCTCAATTTGTCGTATCTTTGATGTTGGGACAGGCCTTAGCGACTTGCCAACAGGTGGGGGGCCTTTCCACTCTATCCCATGTTTGGCGAAATATTCAGGAGTGGGCTTTTTCGTAAAAAGTAACCCCACATCCTCTTCTGGAAACCCAAAGCTTTTCCAGAGAGGCAGCGCGATTTCCATCTGCAATTTCCTGTCGCCATTGGCAGGCCGAGATAAACCACTGGCGGCAAGACCTACAACCTCTCCTGCCTGTTCGTATGTCAAGCCAAGAGCCTGGATATAGGCACGAAGATAATTCTTAGCTGGCTTTTGCGTGTTACGTGTTTGGGTCATGGCTAATTTTATCCAAATTGGAAAAAATTATCTTTAGCCAAACAGGCAAAAAATTCTTGCTTAATATTTCCTATTTGGCAAAATACGATTATGAAACTCGCTGATTATATGAAGGTGCATAACCTGACTTACCAAGACGTGGCGCATGGTATCGGCGTCCAAGGGATAGCAACGATCTACAGATATAACTCTGGTGATCGGCATCCCTCGGCTCGAGTATTGCGCCGCATATACGAATTCACGAACGGGAAAGTCACAGCAAACGACTTCTTCCATTCCACTCCTGATCAATCAACCCAACAGGAGAAGCGGGCATGATCTGCCTCCCTACCCAAACACCTCTCACGATGTCGAGCCGTGAGATTGCAGAACTGACAGGCAAACGGCATGATCACGTTATACGTGACATCGAAAAGATGTTTTTGGAGCTGGAATTAGATGCCCCCAAATTTGGGGGCATCTATAAAGACGCGGCAAACAGGGAAAAACCTCTTTATAATCTTCCCAAAGACCTCACCTTAACGCTGGTTTCTGGTTATAATGTTAAACTACGAAACGCCATCATCAATCGTTGGATAGCGCTAGAAGCGCAAGCACATCCCCAAATACCACAAACGCTTCCCGAAGCACTTCGCCTCGCCGCTGATCTATCTGAGCAAAATGCACAGCTTCTTCCGAAGGCAAATGCTTACGATGTCGTTGCAGAACATGCGGACGATATTGGAATTCGTGATTGTGGGCGCCTTCTAAAAATAGGGCAAACAGCCGTCGCCAATATTCTTATCAGTCGAAGATGGGCCTGCCGTGATAGCGAGGGGCGCCGAAAGCTTAAACCTGCCCATTATGGATTAATGCAAGGTTACACACGGCTTGTAACGCGTACCTACACAACTAACGAAGGCGAAACACGCCTTTCTGATGAGTTGCGTATTACATCGCGTGGACGTGCCCGTTTAGCAAAAATTGTGAGTGGGGAGGCCGGGTATGAGTAATTCTTTATCCTCTCCCCGCATTCCGATCACTGAAAAGGAAATATCGCAGGTGCGTTCTTTTCTGATGGATGGGCTGAGCCAAAAAAACATCGCCAAAAAAATGGGCATTTCAAAACATCGTATTTACAGGATTATGAAAAATATACGTCGCAAAGAACACGGCGCTAATGGTGGGTGTGTAAGGTTCCAGACAGGACAAAACCCCACGGGTTATTTCCCTCCTTTCAAGAGGGCTGAATTCCAATGAAAAACCCCTTCCCCAAGCAATGGGCAACTATTGCGCGTTATTCAAAAATAGCGAACCGCTGGGAGCCTGTGCCCGGCGCGGTCTGCTCTGAAATTGAAGCTTGCTCCAATCCAAAGATTGAGATGCGCAAGACTAAAATTCGCGGTCTTGAAGTGCTCCAAGTAAAGGAGCGCAATTAATGGCTCGTAATAAGAATTATTGGGTCGGCACAGGGCGTCTGGGCGCAGACCCGGAAGTTCGCACAACACAAACCGGGGTGAAGGTAGCTCATCTACGCCTCGCCTGTTCCCGCAATTGGAAAGACAAAGACGGCAACGACAAAGCCAATACCTTTTGGGCGCCAATCGTCGCATGGGGACTTACCGCAGAAATTTGCGAAAAATACTGCCGAAAAGGCGATCTAATCCGTGCCGAAGGGCCGCTTACCAATCGTGAGTGGCAAGATAAAAACGGCAATAAACGCTTCTCAATAGAAGTAACTATCAACGGGTTTTCTGGGGAAATCGAATTTCTTTCGTCCCCCAAACGCGACGAAAGCTCTCCTTCTCAACAAAGCAGCAGCAGTCGCCAGTCTTCCAAGGAATCCCAATGGAACGATGAGCCTCTTGACGATGAAATTCCGTTTTAAGGACGTAACCAATGACTGACAATTCTATAGATCTCCTAGGTCGGCTTCTCCACATGGCTTTAGAGCAGAAAGATACACTCGGAATAGCTAAACAGATTGAAATCATGGATACTCTAGCGCGAGTTCTCAACGTGAATACCCTTGGCGAATTGTCTCCTTCTCAAGATGGAGAGAGCAAAGCCAATGACTAATGACACAAACACCGGCGGCATTGCGGCGGATCGCCTGCTCTCCATCATTGAACGTGTTGAGCGTTTGGAAGAAGAACGTAAGGCGTTGGGAAGTGATATTCGCGATGTTTTCACCGAGGCAAAATCAGCAGGCTTTGACGTAAAAGTCATCAAGCAAATCTTAAACCTGCGTAAGCAAGAACCCGCAGAAGTCGAAGAGCAAGAAACGCTGCTTGATATTTATCGAAAGGCGCTCGGGCTATGATCAACTTCTTACGCCGGGTATTTTCGCCTGATCCCAAGCTGTTAGCGGAAAATCAGAAACTTAACGGCGAGGTCGTTCGTGCCTTTGAGATTATCGCACATAAAAACGCTTACATAGAAGCCCTAGAGAAACAGGATTACAGGCGACGCGATAAGCGCGGGAGATATGTTTAATGCCCCGCTCCATCAGCTTTACGCTACCCACGCCCTATCCGCTTCTTAATAAGACGTTACGGATGCATCACCGCGCGCTCACGAGATTAAAAAAATCTCTACGGGCGAACATCGTTGCCGCCATTGGGGGGCCTCAGAATATCCCCTCTAAGCCCTTCCCTTATGCTCATATCCGCATTGAACGCTGGAGCGTAGGAACGCCCGACAAAGACAACCTGGAAGGCGGCGGCGCGAAGCAGCTTATTGATTGCCTCACAACGCCCGTTATCCAGGCTCGCAGGCACGTCCGGAACAAATATGGGCTCGGTATCATCGTTGATGATTCCCCAGCTCACATCACGACTGAATATCACGCCGTTAAGTGCCGCTTGTGTGAGCAGAAAACCGTCGTGACAATCACCGAAATTGAAGGCCCACGATGAGCTACTCCGCTATGAAATGGGCGCGCCATCAGCAGCTCCCAACATCCGAAAAATTCGTTCTCTTTATTATGGCGGATTGTGCACGCGAAGGAGACAACGTGTCCTTCCCCTCGCTCAAAACGCTTGTCGCTGACACAGGAATGTCAGAGCGCACTATTCAGCGCGCTCGTAAGGCTTTGGTGCGCCACGGGCTAATCGTTAGAGAACCACGTTACGGGCAAAGCGGCTTCCGTTTGTGCTTTGATGTAATGGTCGCGTCTGAAAGCGTTTCTGACACCAAAAACGACACACGGACAGTAAATAGCGACACTGTGTCGGAAACCCCGTCACCATGTCACCCCGTCACAGTGTCACCCCTAGACGACACTGTGTCACCCCAAAACGACACAGTGTCACCCCCACCTAACCACCATATAACCACCATTGAACCAGAATATATTCCCCCTATATCCCCCAAGCCGAAAAAGTCGGCTCAGAAATTCGCTCCGCCTGATTGGGTCCCACTTGAAGCCTGGGCGGGATGGGTTGAGATGCGTCGGGCGAAAAAGCGCCCGGCGACACAACGAGCCCTTGAGCTGTCCGTCAAAGAACTCGCCAAGCTGCGCGATGCTGGAAACGATCCTGGGGAAGTCCTGGACCAATCAACGCAAAACGGCTGGCAGGGCTTGTTCCCGATCAAGGGCCGCTCGCCTCAAGCCTCTAAGCCGCAGAGTTTCGTGACGACTAGCGGAAACACCAAACGCAGCCACGCCCCAAGCAATCCATTCGAGGGCTTTGGGGACGATTTCGACGACGAGCTCCCCGAGCTGCCGCCCGAATACAAATCGCTCTGCCATCCTCAAAACCACGGGGGGTATTTCGCGTGAGTACCGTTGTCGAATTCAATGCTGACCAAAAGCTCAGTTACCAGCAAGCCAAGAACCGCCGCGTTGGGCAGTGGCTCACGAAGCTTGCTTCTTACGTCGCCCATAGCAAGGAATTCCGCGAGAAAAACGAAGAATATCGGGGAAGATACTGGGCCGAGCTGGTAGCCGTCATGGTGGAAGCAGAAAACATCCCAGACGAAGCATGGAGCGCTGACGCCATCCGTTTCTGTCGCCGTCGCTTCACATTTTTCCCCTCAGCCGCCGAACTATGCGCCGCATTGGCTGAGTTTTCAGAACCACTCCGCGCAGCGCAACGTAAAAAGTGGGAAAAGCAACGAGCGACTAGAGCCATTTCCTCACACGGGGGCGGACTTTCAGTCTTTGCTCAATCGTGCCTCAGAAACTACCACCGCCAAGCTGAAGACGGCTTTCAAGAGCTCGCTTCCTTGCGTGGCACACACCCAGCAGAAGCACGACGCGCCGCTCTCTCGTTTTTGAGACAGCAAAGCCCAGAGGCTTACGAAACGCTGGGCGTGACAGAACAGAAGGATCGTTCTCGCCATGCGTGACAGTTGGGCAGACAACACCACAGAACATCCACTCAGAGACGCGACGCTCCTCTCTGAGTTCGGTCTGGGAATTGAAACGGTAGACGATACCAAAAAAGACAAAAAGCAATCAAACGACGATCTACACGGGACTTCAGAGGGAGAGAAATAATGGAAGCTTTTTGGGAGCTAACAGGTGGTGGATTGGCGGTATTCTTCGCTCTGTCTGGCATTGCCCTGTTCGTAAAGGCGATACGAAGCTTATGACGACAAAAGCAACCCGTTCACCTTATGAACGAGTAGAAAGCGATTTCTATGTTGAACCCGAAAGCGCAACGGATCGGCTCTTGCAGGCAGAACGCCCGTTCTTTGGCCGGATTGTTGACCCGTGTTGTGGTCAGGGGAATGTCGTGCGCTCCGTCAAGCGGCATCTTTCCCCTGATTCCTGCGCTTCTTGTGCTGGCTATGATCTCGTCTCGCGCGACCCTGAGTTTCTCGTAAACGACTTCAGGGAGACGCTGGCCCTGGGCTGGTCGTCCGTTATTTCAAATCCGCCTTATAACCAGGCGCAAGAGTTCGCAGAGCTAGCATTAAAACACACGACTGACCGAGTGTGCTTGTTCTTGAGAATCGCCTTCTTAGAAGGGCGTAAACGGGCAGAATGGCTGGATAAAACACCCCTGGCGCGCATCTATCTCCCCGCAGACAGAATCAGTTGCACACCGGGCCACTTGCTCGGCCAGAAACAACGACACGGAGGAACGATCTTTTACGCCTGGTTTGTCTGGGAGCATGGACATGTCGGGTTTTCACAAAATAGACGACTTCCGCCACTCTCCCACACCGACGAGGCCACATGACGGATAACATTAACATGCCCGCTCTGATGAACGCAGAAAAACTGCCTGATAGGAAAGCAGACAACGAACTTATCTCCACGACGGAACGTTTCTTAGCCGTCGAAAGGCCTTTCGTTGGAATGGTTCTAGATCCCTGCTGCGGCCAGCGGGATATTGCTAAGGCATTTTCTCACTTCCGAGGATCGGGAATATCGTCTTTGGATATCAGTGACGGATACGATTTTAGGGATACCATACCTCAGTTAGGTCATGAACTGGTGTCTGTTGTTTCACAGCCGACTTATGATCAGGCGCAAGAACTCGCTGACCTTGCGTTAAAACATACCAAGGATCGCGTATGTCTATTCCTAAAACTGTCCTTTCTTGAAGGAAGGAAACATAGTCAATGGATAAAAGAGACACCTCTTTCTCGTGTTTGGATTTTCTCCGATCGCGCGACCAGCGAAACGGCCTATGCATGGTTTGTTTGGGAGCGTGGACATGTTGGCCGCCCCCAAATTGACTGGATTCCGCCACTCATTCCCCACAACGAGGCCTTATGACGGATAACATCTTCAGCACGATCCCACCGACCAAAGAGCGCATATTAAAACCCGATTACGAAACAGTTGGGACGGGCAAGCGTAAACGCCGCGTTAAATCGAAGACCGTGCAAGCGCTACACGATAGCGGGGATATTGACGGGGAGGCTGTCACGGCATCTGAGCGGTGGCTCAAAGACTACCTCTTCAGTGTGCATAGATACGCTGACGAATTAGGCGAGCCCCTCCCCGCTGATTACATCAAGGGCGATGAACACACATTTGCGATTGCACGCGCTAAGGCGGGCGAACGGCTCAGCGAAGTAACCCAAGCGCTGGGCTTGTGCTCTCACATGCGGCTTAAAATGCTGCTCGTTGACGGACTGAGCTTTTCGGCTTTGGGAACGACGCTCTGGCCACAAAAAAAACAGCCAGACGCTCACAAATATGCGCGCTCTCAATGCGCTCTACTCCTAGAACAACTAGGGAACTTCTACATCGAAAAAAAGAAAAAAGAAGCACGAGAAAAAGACACTTGTACGTTTAGAAAAAACGTGTCATGATTTCCATAAAATCGGCTGTAGTGCGTGAAAATAGAGAGGTGAGAAAACCCACCTCTCTTTTGCTATTTGAGGGAAATATGGATCATTGGTCAGACTGTGCCGTCCATAATGAACCCGCCGAACTAGCAGACACATGCGATTGTGGAGGCTTTAGATTCTTTGATAAATGGATATCATACCTTTATCGTAAGGGTTATATCCCGGGCGGTTGGGTTGGAAAGTGGTGTTCATCAAAAACACGTTACCGAGTTTGCTTATTTCTAAAAGCTTCCAACCGCTATTCTGCCCACTGATACTTGCTCCACTAACCTGCCACGCACGAACCACGGGATTGCTCGCCCGAGAAATACCTATGGTATAGGGTTCGATAACCCTCCCGATGCCATTATACACAATAGATAAGCAGCGATGTTGTGTTATCCCTTGCATTATAAGGTCTGGAACGCTTGGAGTTGACATAATTGTGTCTCACTATTGACACAGCGTCGCTTCTGTGCTCTGTCTCGCAGGCATAGGGTGTATACCTATAATGATACGAACGCTAAACCCGAATGGGTGTGTGGTTGGTATCGATACAGACAAAACAGCACCTGTCCTTGAGCAGCACAGAAACGTGCTGTGAGTTTGGAAAATGGTAGCAGGGTTGCAGCCCCGCTACCGGTGAAAAGTCCTAAATCCCGGGGTGGGAAAAAGGACAGGTGCCTCTATATCGTACCCTTATATAATGAGTCGACTCAAATTCTCTATAAAACGGCGGTTTTTTGTACTTTTTACGGGGTTCGTCACGCCACTGTGTCACTTTAGAGACCTCTGAGAAATTGAGTTAATCCCTATCAGGCGCGTTGCCAGAATTAAGCTCATTTTCCAGGGCGCGCTCCATATCTAGGCATTCTTGGGAGCGCCTCCGTAACAGCTCTATAATTTCAGGGGTCCAACCAGGCGGAGGAAGTCTTTTCCCCGCTAGGACTCCCCTAATCCGGCTAGAATTAACATTTAAGACATTCGCAAGCGCCGTTTGCCAACGCTCACCAAACGCGGCTTGACCGGCGCGCGCTAGCTGATCAATTGTTAAGCGTTTCCCTTCTGTCATGCGAAATTCCACCATAGGCGGCCAACGAAGGCCACAACAAAAAGTGCCGCCATAGCGATCACAAAACGAGAAGGCTTATCGCTCAAATAGTCTATTAGTTTCTCAGTCATGCCACTTCCCCAAAAGGGGAGAGTTTCTCCCCTCTCCCTCAATGCTTAAACCATGTTTTGATGTGATCAGCGATAGCAAAAGCTGTCTGAATAACCGTTCCTACAGCGCCGATAAGCGCCATGATAAACAGTAAGTTTTCTTTCTTGTTACTCATTTTCGACCCTTTCTAGTCCGTCGGGTGCCCCTTATGGGCTCCCCTTGTTTCTATTTATAGAAACATACCTACAAAAAAGCAAGAAAAAACTGAGAAATTAGCCGTTTTTTGGTAGAAAATCATGCTCTCTTTCTCTCTCCTTCCTGGCCGCAGGATAGGGCGCGGGAGAATTGTATCTAGCCCACGCGGTCTTTACGTCATCATTAAGCGGCATCAAGGACGTGTGGTGATGGTGCCGATTAAAAAAGGCCCAGATACCCGACACCGCGCTGATGTCCATCTATCCCTCTATGACGCCGGGCTGCTCGGGCTTGATCCTCGTGATTTCGTGCGTTGTGTCCCGTTCATAACCGAACCGCGGCAGGTCTGGCGATTGGGCCAAGCCGTGCCCGTCCCTCTTATGGAGAGGATCGATAAAGCCGTCTCGAAAGAGATGGAGATGCAAGAATATGAGGATAGCTACTCTAGAAATTAGTTGTATCCTACCGTTCTGCTAACCCCAATCTCTCGCGGGCAGCTTGAGCAAGAAATGCCGAACGATTACGCCCTTTCCCAATAGCTTCTAAAACCGATCGCGGTAATGTCACGTTAACGCGCACCATAGGGTCATAGTCTTCTGGCGAAATCTCACAAACAAAAAGACCATGATTATCTGGGTCTTTCATAATGTCTTCATATGACGATGGCGCGGGGATGACGTCACCATCTTCCCGCATCAGTGCAATATGGCCTGACAGAGCTTCTTCAGCCATACGTCGTGCTTCGTCAATTGTTTCCCCTGCCGTCACGCAGCCCGGGAAGTCTGGAAAATGAACCCCATAGTCACTGTCAGGGTCCTTGCTAATAACAGCGAGATACTGAGTCATTTTAATTTAATCCCTGCTTGCTTCTCTACAGATTTCATGACCAAGCGGCTTACATCTCGCTTTGGATGCGTAACCGTGACCTTGCCCGGTTTCGTTGGGTGCTTGAAGTGCCAGTGATCACCAGTCGTTTTGACGTGGTACCAACCATCTTCTTTTAGTTTCTTGATCACGTCTCTGCTGTTCATGAATGAAATATACACACTTAATACACATAATACAAGCTTAAATGTGTTTTAGTGTGTTTCCAGGAAGGTATGGCATCCGCGATGACCCGTTTCATGCGCTTCTGTTTCTTCACATTCTGGCGCCCAAGGCATAGCTGCCTAAAAAGCGGTCATCTCTTCATGGAGACGCCGCTTCATCGTTGCGCTGTTTGTGGCGTTATTCTCAATAAAATAGATCGAAATAGATAATAATAGATAAGGAGAACCTATCATGCCACGGGCTAAACCCGCGGGTTCTGGTCGGAAAAAAGGGAGCCTCAATAAAGCGACGGCAGAAGTAAAATCAATCGCTCAGCAATTCGGCAAGCCTGCAATAGAAATGCTTTTCGATATTGCCCAGCGCTCAAAAAACGATACGGCACGCATTGCAGCAATTAAAGAACTTCTTGACCGCGGCTATGGGAAGTCAACCGCCGTGCAGGAACTTTCAGGCCCGGGAGGTGCCCCGCTCTCACCTCCTCAATTAATTATTCAGAGCGTCTCTGACGACGAATAGAAACGAGATTTAGTCCTGCCGCCATGGCTGAAGCTATCACCGTCAAATTGCACGCCAAGTTTGGGAATTTCTCACATCCTTATCGCTATCGTCTTTGGCATGGAGGCCGTGGGGGCGGTAAGTCATGGGCGATTGCAAAAGTTCTCGTTCTCCTCACGATGTCGCGAACATTACGTGTTTTGTGCTGCCGCGAATATCAAAACTCTATGGCAGACTCTGTTCATAAGCTTCTGTCTGATCAGATTAGCGAATTAGGGCTGTCTCCTTGGTTCACCATCCTAGAGAACAGTATTCGGGCTTATAATGGATCAGAGTTTCTCTTTAAGGGGCTCGCCCGCAATATTCAGAGCATCAAATCAACTGAAGGTGTAGACATTGCATGGGTCGAAGAAGCGCAAACCTTAAGCCAGGATTCAATTGACCTCCTTCTACCGACCATTCGAAAGAAAGGCTCTGAGGTTTGGTTTACCTGGAACCCGCTTGAAGAAGGCGCCCCTATTGAGAAGCTGAAAGAGAGCCTTCTTGAAAACCCTCGTGCTTTCATTAGTCAGATCAATTGGTCAGACAATCCGTGGCTTCCTGAGACCCTCAATGAGGAACGCTTACGGTGTTATGAACACGACCCAGAAAACTATGAACATATCTGGGAGGGGGCTTACCGGGCGCACGGCTCAAGCTTCTTTAAACTCTCTCATCTGCTTATCGATAACGCGCCCAGCGATACGCCTTCTTTCTGTGATTGTGTGTATGCCGTCATCGATACGACCCTTAAAGGTGGTGCAGGCAACGACGGAACGGGGGTCATTTACTTCTCGCTCGACAACTATAATCAGAGCCGCCCTCTTACGGTTCTTGATTGGGATATTGTCGAGATTGAAGGGAGCATGCTGGAAGAGTGGGCTCCCGTTGTTGTGGGCCAGCTTGAACATTACGCGCGCCTGACAAAGGCACGAAGCGGCTCTATTGGCCTGTTCATTGAAGACAAGGCGGCGGGCTCTGTCGTTATCCCACAGTTGCAACGAAACGGGTATCCAGTACAGCCCATTGAATCAAAGCTTACCAGCATGGGCAAAGATCAACGGGCGCTGAATGCCTCCCCTTACGTGCATCGTGAGCAGATAACCCTCACTCGCCACGCCTTCGATAAGACAACCATCTTTCGCGGCCAATCCCGCAATCACTTCCTTACCCAGGTTTTCAATTTCATCCTTAACGATAAGGACGCCGCCCGGCGCGCTGACGATCTCCTCGATTGCTTTTGCTACGGGGTCGTCATTGGGCTGGGCGACAATACAGGGCTTTAACCAATGGCAGGCACATCATCAGATTTTGGCGACAATGCCCTATGGCGTGAGCTGTTTAATACGCAGCTTCTGCCCGGTCACGCCCCTTCGTATGAGTTGTGCAAGCTGCTTTATACGTCTCATCCCTTAGGCGCTAAAATTGCGCGTATGCCTGTGGATATGGCCATGGGGGAAGAACGTAAGATTCGTGTTGGTGACGCCTTAGACGATGAGCCCGCAAAGGAGTTTAAACGCCATTGGGGGTTTATTGGTTGTGACGATATTATTGCTCAACTGGGCACAAAGGCGCGTGTTTATGGTGTGGCTGTTATGGTATTCGGAGCCGTTGACCCGAAAACGAATAAACGTATCCCCCCTGATCAAGACATCCCGTTTAACCGCCTGCATGAGCTGGATATTTATTTCAACGTTGTAGACCCTCTGAACACAGCAGGATCGCTTGTTTTCCAGCAAGACCCCAATGACCCCTCCTTTTTGAAGGCCCCTGCCGCCGTTACGGTCAATGGGACAACCTATAAAAAAGGGCGCTTCCTTATTTTGATGAATGAGGAGCCCGAATATCTTGATTATGAAAGCTCAGCTTATGGCTATTCTGGGCGCTCAAGTTTTCGCCGCTGCGTGTATCCTATGCGGTCTTATCTTGAGTCCCAGATTGCGAATAACCAGGTCGCACGTAAAGCGGGCGTTCTCATTGCCAAGCTAAAACAACCAACGTCTATCGCTAATCGCGCGATGCAGGTTTTTTCGACAGAGAAAGCCGAGAAACTCCGCATTTCTGCCAATGAGAACGTCATTACAATCGGCCATGATGAGGATGTCGCCACCCTTAACCTCATGAATGTTGACAGCTCCCTGAGCGGTGTTCGTCAGCATATCCTAGAGGACATCGCCGCCGGCGCCACGATGCCCGCCCAAATTCTCAAGGCGGAAACACTAGCACAAGGCTTCGGAGAAGGAACGGAGGACGCCAAACAGATCGCCCAATATGTCAGCCGCGTCCGCCGCTGGCTCAAAATGATCTACGGTTTTTGTGATGCTGTCGCCATGCGCCGGGCTTGGAGCCCTGATTTCATCGCGGCTATGCGTGAGAAATATCCTAAAGAGTATGGGAACAAGAGCAACGAAACTATTTTCCGAGAATGGCGGAATAGCTTTACCCCCACATGGCCTTCTGAGAGCACAGATGAAAGTTTCGATGTCACAGAAAAGAAATATCGTATCATACTTGAGACAGCGCGGGTTCTCGCCCCCTTAGTCCAAAGCTCTCCAAGGGATATTGGAGGACTCGTTGAGTTCGTCCAAAGAAATATCGAAAACACAGGAGAAGAGATATTCAGCGGTGAGCTCAATATCGACACGCAGAGAATCGCCTCTCTTCCCCCTGGCTCTTTTGACCTAAAGGAAAGCGAACCAGAGGGGGAAGATTTGCCCTGAGCGAACCGTCATGAAGGCTCGCTTTCTTGCGCAGAAAACGGCTTTGGGAGCGGGTTTTTTTCGACATAATCCGCTATCTTTTCCAGCCACGCCGCAATGGATGAGGGAACGGAGAGACGCCCACGCGCCCACTGTCTCACCGTCCCTTCACTGCATCCAACGATGCGCGCAAAGCCGCGTTGCGTCCAATGGAGTGTATCAAGGCATTGCCTCAGCCGTGTAGGTGTCATGGATATTCTCCTTTGAAAACCGGGTACTATTACCTCGGCAAGAACAATATTACGCAAAACGCGTAAAGATATAAGCTTTTTTGTGAAGAGTTTACATTATGTCCCGCAAACGAGAGACCTTTCAGAGCGTGCTTACGCAGGCGGTCGAAGATTTGAGGAGAAACGGCTATGACAGTAAAGCCAGACATCAAAGATGGCTCCGTAAGCTCAGACAACTCGCTAAGCGTATGGTCGGCAGTGATGAAGAAAGCACCCGACGGGTAAAGCGCGTTTTACAGGCGAGCTACACCCAAAAAGTCACCAAAGGATCCATCGCCAAAGAGCACCAAATCTCCGTTTACACAGTCAAGCAGCTCTCCCCATCCCTACAACGTGAATTGGCGCGACGGATTGCCGCCGCTACGGAGCTTATCACCCTCAATAAAGACCGCGCGGTCGAGCAAACATTGCAGCGCTTTTCAGGATGGGCGACGGCACAAAACCCCGGCATGACAACCCCCGAGAAAGTCCGAGAGATTAAGGCACAGATCAGCAAACCGCTTTATCAACAGCCCTTTGAAGAGCGGCGGACTGTTATTGACCAGAACGCCAAGTTTAGCGCCAATCTAAACTATCTCGTCGCCTCTGATAATAAAGCGATTGCCGTTATCTGGGATGCTAACGCGAGCCGTCCGAATTATCATCATCGACCGGAACATTTGGCCCGGAATGGGAAGATTTTCGTCCTCAAGGATAGCTGGGCCTACCAGAACGGCTACATCAAGAAAGACGTCGATTTTTACGAAGATACAGAAGGCTTCGCAACGGCGCCCTTCTGCTCCTGTAAGGGAATTTACCTTTACTCCCTCACTGATCTTCCTGAAGAAATGCTGACAGAAAAGGGCCTTGCTGCTGTGCACGACATCAAAAACGGCAAAGGCAAGCGCTAACAGTTCCCCCACCCTATGAAGGTTCCTCATGTCTATTCAAGCCGCCGGTAACGTCTATACCGCCGATGGCCGTATTCTGCTGCTCAAACGGCGTGACGGCACATGGGGGATTACAGGAGGAGACAGCCAACCAGACGAGACCCCACGCGAAACGGCCAACCGTGAAGCGCGCGAAGAAATTGGCTTCGCTCCTGATGGCTTGCTGCTGTGGAGTGTAAGCCTCCCCCGGCGCGATGGGGACGGCGCGTTTACGGCTTTTGCAATCAAATGCAAAGAGACCTTTACGCCCAAACTGAACGACGAGCATACCGCCTATGGGTGGTTTAAGGGCGATGATCTCCCGGCTCCGCTCTTTGGCTCTACGGCTGATATTCTCGACCGTTTCACGGCCAATATGGGCGACATCTGCCGCAAGATCGCCGAGGGGAAATATACCAGCCCGGAACTATTTTATAACGTCACACTTTTTGCCATGCGGATTAGTGGCACGGGCTGGGCGTATCGTGGTGGCGATAAACAGGAATACGCTTACCGAGATCGTGATGTCTGGCTAACGCCCGGCGTAATGGAGGCTTTCCAGGGGCTGCCCGTTGTTTTTGACCATCCCGAAGGCCCCGTCATTGAAGATAACTTCTACCGTGACCGCGTCGTGGGCTCCGTGGTTTATCCTTATGTCAAAGACAAAGAACTATGGGGCATCGTCCGCATTCAAGATCGCGCGATGGCGGAGCAGCTTACAAAGCAGCCGTGGTCCACCTCGCCGGGCGTTCTGACAGGGAAAGACAGTATCGGAACGCCCTTAGGCGATGGGCAAACCCTTATCCTCGAAGATGTCCCTTTCCACCCCGACCATCTCGCGATTGTCCCTGCTGGTGTGTGGGACAAATACGGCCCCCCAACCGGCATAGACACCCCTCTCAACAAACGCATAAAGGAACTCGATACTATGGCTGAGCTAAGCCGCGAGAAAACAAGAGCCGCATACGATGCGCTCAGACAAAAAGCTAAAGATAAACGCCACGATGCAAGCCGTAAGGACGACGCAGAAGGCGAGCGCGTTTATGATAAGGCCCTCGAAGACCTCGACAAGCTCAAAGGGCTTTTTGAAGGCGCGAAAGCAGAAGCCGACCGCAAAGACGGCCAGGAGCCTGACGAAAAAGAAATCGCGCGTGAGCTGGTGCGCATTGGCCGCGACATTGAGAAGCACGATACCGCCCCAACAGACCCAGCGCAGCCCTCAAGCTTTATTCCTGGGGAGCCCGCCCCTGAGCAGAGCCCAGCCACAGAAGAGCCCTCAGAGATGCCAGAAAACGGCGATGAGTTAGCCCAAGCGCTGCTCAATCTCGTCCCCTCTCAAGATGAAGAGAATAAACCGATGGAGAAGGAAGAACTCCGCAAAGAAGACAAAGAGCGCACCGATAAGAAGGACAAGAAAGACACTATGGCCGCGCCTGCGACTGTTACGGCTGACCGTAAAGATGAGCCCGGCAACGACGCTCAAAAAAATGAGATGCTCGCAACGATGGTCGCGCATATGCGTGAGAATGGCTGCTCTGATGCGGCAATTGCTCAATGCGTCACCGATTGCGGCGGCAACCCTGCGGAGTTTGTGGACCTAGAAAGCGATAAAGACCGCGCCGTAAGGGATCGCCTCGACGAACTCAATAAGCGCGATGAAGAGGCACGAGCAGAGCTCGAACGGCTTCAGCGGCGGACGCGCCCCCTTAGCGACGAAGAGCATAACGAGATCAGCGAGGCTGAATCTAAAACGGACGCAGTCGCCCAACCTCTGGGCCTTCAAACGCCGCGTTACATTCCGGGCGAAAGCGTCGCAGGCTATCAGCGCCGTTGTGCAAAGCTTCTTCAGCCGCATTCTACCGATTGGAAGAATGCAGACCTTTCCGAACTTCCCCCGGAAGTGTTCGCGCTTGCGTCCCGTCAAATCCACAAAGACGCCCAGGAAGCCGCAAGGCGCCCCGTTCGTTACAAAGACAGTGACCCCGTCCGCCCTGTCACGCAACGCAGCCCAACCGGCCACACACGCACCGAATATCGCGGCTCTTTCAAAAGCGCTTTCGGCGAATTCATGGCTTAAAGGATTTCTTTCATGGTAAATACGTTCCCAATCAACCCGTACGCCACAACTCAGGCGTCCGGGCTTTTTAGTAGCTCCACCACGGGCGCCATTCAGGGCCTTACGTGGGCTGACCCGGCCACCCGTTATCGTCTCTCTATTGGCTATGTTGACCCGAATGAGACACTGCCTATGTGGGGTGGCGTTGCCGTATCAGAACGCACCGGCCAATTCCCCGGCATGGGCGCAACCGTCAATGCCGGTCAGTCGCCTAATAATGGCCGTTATGGTAACGCGCTTAAACGCGCCACCTCACCCCAGGACATGACAGGCTTCGCGGTCTTCGACCATGCTAATCATATGGTCATCACACCATCAAGTCAGGTGCCCATTTCAACCCCAGGGATGTCTATCGGGTTTGTGCGGTTCGGTTCTGAAATGCGCCTTCCCGTGCAGGCTGACCCCGCCCTCTTAAGCCAAGTAGGGAGCCAGACGCAGGGCTCTTACGGGTGGGACTTCACGAAGCAACGCCTTGTTGCTGGATCGGGCTCAAACACTATTCCCGTACGCCTTCTCGACGTCTTCCAAACAGGCGGAAAACTCGTCTCGATTGACCAGACAGCGGGGACCTCCACCTGGCAGCGCAGCGAGGACGTTAAAGATTCCATTTTGGTTCTCATCCAATTTTAATTCTCCCTAAGGATCATTAAGAAATGGCACTCATCGCCCCTACCAGAATGACGGTGAACCCGTCATTTACAGACCCACGCTTTCTTATCAATTATGCCCTACGATCGGGCTTTATGTATCTCTTCCCACGCCAGGAATTGGATGTTCGCCTTACTGAGCGTGACCAAGCCGTTTATGTTCCTGTGCTCGATCTCCGCACCATCGCGCAGGGCTCTCAAACGGGGTATAATGAGCTCCCAACCGTAAGCCTTAACCTCGATTACATCACGACACCGACTTATGAGCAGAAAATTCGTGTCGTCTATTCGCGTGAAGATTTAAACGCAGCGGCCAACTGGAATATGTCGCTGACCGATGCGTATTCTAAGGCCATGCGTCAGGGGCATTTCCAGCTTTTGCGCGATGCGGCGCTCTTTGGGTTTAACCCACAAAATGGGGAAGGTCTCATCAATAGCAGCAGCGGCACGGTAAGAGAAAATCTCCCAGCCGATAGTAACGGTAAAGCAACCGTTGATGACTATGACCCTAACCAGCTTTTCCAGGCTTTAAACCGCGTTATTACAGGGATTTTGAACCGCTGTAACTTGCTTGGTGTTACAGGCCGCTACAATGATGGTGGTGCAGCCGTTAAAGTCACTTGCCTGACCCCTCAGCGCGTCTTGGGAACCTTGGTCAGTAAGGTTGTAGAACTTACCGGCTATCAGCGCCCTGGGGCTGGTTCTGCGTCCATTTTGGAGGCTGTCCGTGGCGTTATGAACGCCGCGAACGTGGATGTCACCTTTGCCCCAGATGACGAACTCCGTGGACGTGGGGCAAATGGGACGGACATCATGCTCTTTACCATTCCAGAGCTGCCCAATATGGCCGCACAAGGGGCAATTGATACGAACGTTTTTGCCGATGAGTTTGGTCAAGCTAATTTGAACTGCAATGGCTTGTTTGCAGACCGGGCTATTCCTGCCGAAATCACCGGCCCCGTCGGAGCAGAAGCAACAGACGTCGTAACATTCATGCGCACGACGAGCGGCTGGGCATTGCGCGGCGAAGCAACCACCATCCTTTCTGTGGGCGTGTCTGAGGCAAATGAGTTTACAGCCGCAGGGCCAGCGTCAAGTGCTCCTGCCTCATCTTCAGCAAGCACGGCTTCCTAACATCGCAAAAGAGGGTAAGAGCGCACTATGTCGCGCTCTCCTCAGCTTCTAGGCCTTTTTGGATCAAGCGGCGGATCGCCTCGGGACGCGTTACATAAGGCGGCCCACTGGCAGCAATCCACGCATCCAAATCAGCCAACTCTTCTTCAGAAACACGAACCATGACTGGAGAGGTTTTTCGGCGCGGCCTTCCTCTCGATGATTTCTTGATATCTTCGCTTGCCTTTTTCATAGATACGATGATATTAAAAAATCAGGCCGAGAGGAAGAGGCAACTTCCAGCTCAGCCCTAACACCAAACAAGGAAAGGACACTTCCATGCTCAGTGCTGTGGAAAACGATAGCGCACATGCGCATCCAGTACAAGAGGAAAACGCCCCTCAAGATTGGCAGCGTGTCGCGTTAGAGAATGTCATTCAGTCATCGCAAGAGTTTACGACACACATCATCTTATTGCTGGATACTCTGAAAGACATGATCCCTGACCCCGACAATGAAGGGATAAAAGCGGCTGACTTCGTCCGGCTGATGACCGCCCATTCCGAGTATCACTCAGACACTATAGGCCGTGAGATGGTCGCTATTAAACGCGCGATGGGAGAAGCAGCATGAGCACTATCATCCCCGCTGAGTTCTCCGACGTTGCGACGCTCTGCACAGCGAAAGAAGTCGTCATTGGCTCTCAAGTTGTGCTGGGCGTTGATGCCCGTGCTCTTCATGAAGGGTTGGGAGTAAAGCGTGATTTCGCAACCTGGACAAAAGCACGAATTAATTCTCTCGGATTAGAAGAAGGAGTAGATTACGAGCGGATTTCCCGCTCCCCCGTTTTGGGGAGCGGGAATAGAGGGGCCTCCACTGACTACACCCTCACCCTAGACGCCGCGAAACATATCGCGATGGTTGAGAAAAATGAGATGGGGCGTCTGATCCGTTCCTATTTCATTTGGGTGGAGAAGCAACAAATCACCGCACCTTCCGCCCTTACTGCGCGTGAGGTCGGCGGGATTGCAAAAAGCGTGGTGAATAAAGCCGTTGCCCCTGTGATGGAAGAAATCGCTTCTCTGCGAAGTCACTTAGAGCATGTCGTGGGCTCTTATGACCCAACGGGCATTTTTGTGACGGGCTATCGTCCAATGTCCGCCGTCGTCAATGAGCATAAAATACCCTCATGCGGACGGCGCGGTCTGGTCGTAAAATGCTCCAACCGATGTGCCCGCTTCCTACAAAGAAACGGCATGGGCGGCATGATCCGCTGCACGCGAGAACAAGGGACGCGCCTCTTTCATCAGGAGGGCCTCGATAAATGGCTTCTCGCTGAAGGGAAAGAAATCCTTCTTAACGCCCGCGATATTGCCATTGGGCAAAACACCATTCCTTTTCCGCGTGCTGTGCACAAAGAAGAGAAAAGGTAAAATCTACCATCATCACGCAAGTGAGGGCCCTCCCCATCCGGGAGGGTTTTTCTTTTTGATCCTTTTGGAGTTTTTATGCATCTCTTCATCGGAAACCCCACGCACCAAACGTATATTTTCACGTTCCGCCGCCCCGGGGATCGTGCTGATCAACCCAGCCGCATGACGATCCGTGCAGGGGCGCAGGTGGCTATTCGTGACCTTGACCCCGAGGATGCACGCGATATCATCAAGCAGCATCAAGTTTTCGGCCTATGCCGCGCCTCGGAAGCACACCGCTCTCCTCATTATCGCGGCCTCGTTTACAGTGAAGATAAGCCGGTCAATTTTAAAGAACTCGCTTCTGGTCTTGAGGACAATCACGAGAAACTGACCAAAGAAGGCCAAGCAAACCGGAAGCGTTCTGCTGAAGCTATCGCAGGCCAAACAATGGCCCAGGCCAAGCGCGGGAAAAAAGAAAACCTTACAAAGTCCATGGAAGTAAAGATTACCGCGAAAGACGATAGCGGTAAAAATTTGAGCGCTTTCTCGCAAGAAACCTACGAAGCTGCTGGGGGTTAATCCCTATGGAGAACCAAGAGCCAACCCTTGACGGGTTCAAGGCTTTTATCGGGGCTGAAATGCAAGTCCCGCCCTCCGCGCAACCTTCCGAGGCGATTATTGATTTCGTTTTCGGTTTGGCGAAAGATTTAGCCATTCCAGAGATCCGTTGCGTCTCGGTACGCGTTTATGCCGCAGCAGTTTACAATCTGGCAGCGTCCAACCTCATTCAATTCGCCCAAGACGACCCAAAATCAGCCACGCCGTCTTTTTGGAAGACTTTGCGCGGATCTCTGGGAATGAACAGCTTCACGCCGGGCCTTATCGCCTCAAGTGCTGACAACGGAACCTCTCAAAGCTGGTTCATCCCCGACGCTTTTAAAGATTTGAGTATTGCGGATCTGCAAGCGCTCAAAAACCCTTATGGGCAATTCTATCTGTCCCTTGCTCAGCAATACGGAACTGTTTGGGCGATGGTTTAACATCGCGGGGAAGTTGTTATGCCGAAAATCCATCTCGGCGTGAGTCAACAAGCTTATGACGGCGGGAAGACAACGGCTGATGTCGCCCGTATTTTAGAGGCACGTTACGGCCTTTTCTCTCGCTTTGTTGCCGCGAATGCCGAATGGATTCAAGAGCGCCTAGAGGCCGCCTTTGAGACCAACATTGCAGAGGCCCTTGTGACAGGAATTGTTCCCGCCTCGCCTTATAGGGTCGTAGCCCAACAACTCCAGGCCAAACTTCAAGAAGCAATCAACAGCGGTTCGATCGAACGAATGGGCCTCGGCCCCGGAAAAGTCCCCACACAAGCGGCTATTGATGGTGTGAATCATCGGTTTAAAAGTGGGTTTAACAATGTCTCCCCGTCGGACGCTAAACGGTTCCGCCGTGAACAAGCCAAGCTCCCACGCGGCGAACGGAAACGGCTCAAAGGCGACCCCCGCCCCTCATTCCGCGATACCGGGATTTTTGAGAGAGCTTTAATGGCTTGGGCCGAGGAGAACTAGCATGCCGTCACTCAGTGAACTCGCTGGCTCTAATACGCCTCTTGCGAACGCGCTTGAAGCAGGCCTGAAAGATATTTCCTATGACCAAAGCGTTCCGTTTCGGAAATATAAGCGCGTCGTGCTCCCTCTTGATGGGTTTATCTTCTGGGTAGCCTGTTCCGCACAACAAGACGTCAAAGGCAGCCTCCACGCCCGCACAGAAAGCACACAGAATGAATGGGCTTCTTACGATCAGAGCGGGATTGTTTTCACCACGAAAAAAGAACTCGACCCATTCCATGAAGAGACAACGGAGCTTGATACTGTATGGGTGGGAACATGGCAGGGAATCAAATTCGCCATCGGGGCACGCTCCCAGCGTTATGAGCAGGCCGGACTGCAACATTACCTCGGAGACACTATCCCGCCCACTTTTTGCCGCCAATTCATCGAAACAGAGGCGGAATTAGAGGGGATTTCTCCCATTGTCAGTAATTCACTTCCGTTCTTCTTAGCCATGGCAACCGAAAGCCCTGCACCTTTGGCATGGTGTGCTTGGCCGCGTGGGGTTCCTGTCTTCCCGAGCTTCAGCGTACCAGACAATCAAAATGCTCCTTATGTCAGCGCTCATCATGAAAGCGAGAGCACAACCGCTTTGAGCATGGGGACGCGCAGCCCTAACGGCACGACCGACACCCTCACCCGTGAACGCGTCCGGTTGCGGTTGGTGGGTTTAACGAATGAAGAAGCCTCCAACGTCCTCAACTTCGTCACTCATTGGGCTTTGCTTAATTGGGACAAGTTGGGCGTACTGAATACACCCATTCTTCGTGACGATAAGCGGCCCCTCGCGCCTATTAACACGCTGGGCATGCTGAAAACGATTGATTTTGACGTGATGTATAGCCAGCACGCGGCGCGTTCTGTGGCGTTTCAGACCATTCAAAGCGCGAAACTCACCCTTCAGAGCGCGGTTAAGAACCCCAAGCTCCAAACCATTTCCCACGCTCACGTAGCTTTAAGGACCTCCCTCTAATGCCCCAAATTGTCACGATTAATGAAAGCGTCACCCGTGGCGCAATGCCGAACCTATTACAACAAAAAGCGTGCCTGATCAGCTTAGGCGCAACCTCAATTCCGGTTGGTCAAGCCGCGGAAGTGACCTCTCTCTCGGATGTCATGGCCCTGCTCTCGCCTCTCGCTACCGTCAATATCAAAGGCGGCTCTGAGAATGGGCAGCCTATCGCCCACGGCACGATAGACCCGACGGATGGCACGCCAGAAGTTGACGATATGATCCGCTCAACCAGCGGGAACAAGGCCGCGATGGCCGAACTTCAG